ATAACAGCAAAACGCTGCTGAAGTATTTATACCCCGTTATAAGCTTCCAACGGCAATGATAGTATTTTAATTCCGTAGAATAGTCAACTTTTCGCATCTTGACGACCAATCAAGACATATATCTTTTTTTTTTCCGTGAACGATGTACAGGTAAATACATCCAACACCCTAACCGAGACTAAAATCACAATGTTACAACAAAACGAAATCTCACCCTAAATATTCCTCAGGTCCAAACGAACCTAAGTATGCTTCCTTACTAGCAGCAAACGTAGCCAACGCACGAATAATTCCCATCGGAGCGACCCGAAGCCCCTTTCTGATCCTAACAGCCTCAGAAAGTGCCTCCATCACGATAGAATTATCGTAATGTCGCAAATCATCCCGAAGTGACACCCACTTCTCCACCAAACGTTCATCAAGCTTCTCAGAAGCAGCCACCGCATTGGAAACACTTTCTATCTTCCGCAGCGGATCCTGCACGAAGTACCACCATCCATCAACATAAAGCCAATACTTGCTACAAACATACAAAATATCTGCACCATATAATTTTGCAGTCAGATTGAATGTCCACGCAAACCCTTCCACAACTTGGCTCACAGCAACTGGCTTATTTGCCTCTAAGGCAAAATCATCACCTACAACATCCAACGTAATGATATCCTCTGCCGTCAACCCTGCACTGTAAACCAGTGCCCCAAGACATACCAAACCATTACGAAACAATGTCTTCCAGATTCCCGACAAACCTTGCATCATCACATATACGACTATGCCAAACATCATAGACGTAGCTTTTTTTACCCCATGCGTTTCGGACCATTTCCGCAACGTCTCTTCATTCAACCCATGCCGACGGTAGAAACACAACTCCACCAGCTGAGCGACGTGCTCCAACGACCTGTCGTAACACATAATGTCGCCTTCATACGACCAAACCTGATCAGCCGTACTGCGAACCCCCTGACACGAGTTAAACCATACCTCATGCTCAGCAGGCGAGTCTCTGTTATTGAACGAAATGTTCGGCTTCAACATCGCACGCATCGCTTTGAAGAATCGAGTTTGCATCGCAGAGTACTTCGCATTCACGGTCTTCTGATCGCTGTACATTATAGTCTGTGGCTGTTGCACCTTCTCCGCGGCGCCCTCATCCATCGGAGGCTTTGCCAACCCTTTCACCATCAACAACCAACGTGACAAATCCTCGTCTGATGTTGACACAAACTCATGCATCATTGTCTCCATCTGCTGAGTGGTAACCTTTGGAACATATTCCTCAATATCATGTACCACAGGTAACCACAACCCAGCATCCAACTCCTGTGCCAAGATATCTTGCCAACCATCCACGTAACACGCGGAAATAATAGAGTCAACCACTCTACCAGGAGTATACGAAAGATTGACATGACCTCTATTCGCAGGCACGCCTATGTTCCGCTTACACAACGCCGACATCGTTGCAGCTTGGTTCCTAGGAATCATGCCCCCACCGCCTGTCCTCAGTCGAGACCGCCTAATGACACGTGCTGACGACAACACTCTTTTCGAATCATTCAAAGATCCAACAAATTCGATATTCCGAACAATATCAGCTTCGGTTGCCATATACGGCTTAACCTCTTCATCCGACAACGACACCCCAGGATATATCTCGTCATACTCAGCTTGCCCAACCGCCACTGGGTCAGTACTCAACAACGGTACAGTGGCCACATCGGTACGCTCTACACCTTCAAACCTCTCAACCACTCTAGGTGGCTTACCAATGTTCATAGCGTCCTGTTGCGCCATAAGCTTCTCAGCCAACCTCGCACGTGCACCCTCCAGTACAACTTCATCCTCCTCTTCGTCTTCAACTACAACGTTCAGCGGAAAAGGCTCAGAAACCCCTGTACCTGGCGGTGCCAGTCCACTCAACACAGAAGCCACACCTTCGCCCTCGGTAGACAACACATCAGAATGAACACTCACCACAGTCCTCAAGAAAGCTTGTGCCCTCGCCAACAAGCCCAGCTTACGATGTGCGCCACCAGGCAGCCACGACTCCATTCGTCCATACGCGAAACTCCTATCCACCCCAGAAAGATGCACCACATTCACGTAATCATCCGGACGGGTAACAGTAACGGAAAAATCCACACCATGGAATTCCATTTTCTCCAGAGATACAAGATCACTTTCCGTAACAGTCGCCAACGCCACTGTGGCCAGTGCACTCACTCTCGCACATAACCCGCTCCACAAAAGCGAAGCCAACCCCATATCACTTATACCAGCCTTCATTTTCACCAAAGGCAAAGCACGCCTTAATTCAAAGGCAGCGGCCTCACGACGAACCATCGCCATCGCCAAGATAGGCACAGCCGCCCGATGTAACTCATCGAAAAACACCCTTGCAGGTTTCCTCACCGAGTCACCGCCGGAGAACACCATATTGTTATGATTCCGCAACAACGTGAACACCTCATCAAACGTCAGACGCTTCGCATCTATCCCCAATAACACTACCATGACCTTCTCGTACACACTCTCAAGCACATGCGCCACAACACGCTTCGGCACATGACGGGGAACCCCAGTCTTTTCGTCAAAGTACGACATGTACGATAATTCCACCCATCTCGTCATATCCGCTCGATAGTAATTCACAGACAACTCCTCTGTCATGGACACATCCATATCCTCATGCCTGGCAATATAATGAAAAATACCATCTCCACTGAGATGCTTTTCCACCAACCACCTATCACCGTTCTCGCAATACTCATGATTCACAAAAAAAGACATCAACGACGAGTACGGATGTGAAAACCCCATACTACTATCCTCACGTGGCAAAAAACTTATGACATCTGCCACCCTGTCAACCACGAACGTTCCAGGAAACGCCTGCATCTCACCAGAAGCCTTGTACATCATCTCAGGCTGAAAGAAGCACACGCCCCTCACGACACGCGCCGAGTGCGCTTTCGCCGTCGCAACTACTTGCGCCAGAGACACAGGCGTCTTCACGTGATTCACCAATATAGTATCCGCATGCCTATCACACACCGAAGCATTCTCGCACACCCGACTGCCATCAGCAGTGGTCAGACTATCCAACACCGCCTGCGCCGCCCCTGAAACAGACTGTGCACAATTCCGTGCCAACTGCTGCAACTGTACATCCTCGTGCACATAGTCGGCATCCAGCCGCGATGTTGCATGTGTCCTACACACATGTCCATAGGACAAGCCCTTCGCCACCAACGATGGCAACTCACCGTCGAGATATATCACCTCTTCACCATCCGAACCCATCAGCATAAAATTCCTAAGCCCCATCAGATAAGCCAACGCCGCCACGGACGCCGGAAGACGACCCTGGATACCATAATCCTTCACCTCCAACTTCCAAGAAAACCTTCGTTCCAACTCCATACGCGTCTCCATTGTCACCTTCATAGGTAAAACCACCTTCATCCTGTTCTCCTCAACACGCCGCTGATTCACCGCCCCAGCCTGCAAGATACCACTAATGGTCTTGAAGTAGACTGAGCTAGGGTCAGCCAACGAGCGCAAGCGCTCCGACACAAGTTCCTCGTTACGATACGACATAGTACTTTCTGTTATGATACGTTGAAAAATGACCAGATAAGAGATCTACCGACCCTCAAAGGGATTC